TGCGACCGCCGGCAGGGCGGGAGCTTGACCCGGGGGTTGTTAGCGCGCTCGACGTACGTATGTACGTCTCTCCTCGGAAATCTCCAACAGGTTGAGGGGGCGGCTTCTTGATCAAAACTGCAGGTCAGGGACGCCTTGGGCATCCGTTTACCTAGTCTTTACCTTTCTTGTGTGCGGTTGTGAGGCGCTGAATGTGCTTATAGAGGGTGTGAGTGAGGGACGGCGGTAGCCGTCCCGAACGAACACCCGACAAGGGGCCGAGCTCGTTCGCTCGGCCCTTCTTCTTTGGGGACGCGGGGCCGCTGGGAGCGTCCCCTTTATGGATGTTGGGTGTGTTTAGGGTTCTCGGCTAAAGCTTGGTATGGCACCTAGTAGTGCGCAGTGAGGGGTGGGGTTTCGGCCCCCTCGGTTCCCCCCTCAAGGGAGCGCAGTCGTGGGTGTGGGCGGGAAGGCCGGTTCGAGTCTCCCGACAGCCCGGGTCAAGAGTGAGCTGATCCGGCTGATCGGTGAGGGCAAGACGGTCAACGAGGCGCTGGCGATCGTGGGCCGGTCGCGGACGACGTACGAGTCGTATCGGCGGAACGATGAGTCGTTCCGTCATGCGGTGGATCGGGTGCGGCTCGAGGCGGATGAGGACTTCCAGGCCGCGGATCGGGTGGTGCCGGACTTCCCGGAGTTCTGCGAGACCTACATGGGGCAGCGGCTGTTCGCCCATCAGCTTCAGTGGTTCGACCTGCTTGAGGGTCGGGAGCCGCGGCTGCTGGATCCGGCCATGACGTACGAGGAGGGTCGGGCGACCCGCCTGATCGTGAACACTCCCCCGGGCCATGCGAAGTCCACGACGATCACGGTCAACTACGCGATCTGGCGGATCATCAAGAACCCGGCCATCAAGATCATCATTGTCTCGAAGGCGCAGAAGCTGGCGGAGCAGTTCCTCCTTCAGATCAAGGAACGTCTCACGTCGCCGGAGTACCAGCGGCTTCAGGACGACTTCGCGCCCCCGGGCGGGTGGGCGGCGGATTCGGCCGGCTGGTCGGCCTCGAGGTTCTACGTGTCGTCCAAGGTCCGCGGGTCGGAGGCGAAGGATCCGACGGTTCAGGCGGTCGGCATCCGGGGCCAGGTGTACGGTGCCCGGTCGGACCTGATCATCGTGGACGACGCGATCGACAACACGAACGTCCACGACTTCGAGAAGCAGATCCCGTGGCTGCTGTCGATCGTCGGGTCGCGTCTCGCCCCGAGGTCGGGGCGGCTCCTGGTGATCGGGACGCGCATCGCGTCCCGGGATCTCTACTCGGAGCTGCGGAACCCGGAGCGGTACTACGGCGGGAAGCAGCCGTGGACGTACCTGCTTCAGCCTGCGGTGCTCGAGTACGCGGAGGATCCGGCGGACTGGCGCACCCTGTGGCCGTACTCCGACACCCCGGCGGACCCGGACGAGGAGCCGGTCGAGGGTGGGCTGTACCGGCGGTGGGATGGGGAGACCCTCTCCGAGGTGCGTGACGCGCTCCCCCCGTCGGAGTGGTCCCGCGTGTACCAGCAGGAGCAGGTCGCTGAGGACAACGTGTTCCGGCCGGAGTGGGTGACCGGGGCGTGCTCGATGTACGCGGCCGGCACCCTGCCCGACGACCCCAAGACCGGGCGCCCGGGCGGCATCCACGGGCTCCGCATCATCGCGGGGCTCGACCCCGCGGTGGCCGGGTACGAGGCGGCGGTCGTGGTGGGGCTGGATCGGTTCACCGGGCACCGTTGGGTGATCGACGTGTCGAACCGGGCGAACACCCCGCCGGATCAGACCCGTGCGCTGATCAAGGAGTGGACGGACAAGTACGGCGTCCACGAGTGGCGCATCGAGAAGAACGCGTTTCAGGGCTTCCTCACGCAGGACACCGAGGTTCGCAACTACCTCGCGGCCCGCGGCGTCACCCTGACCGACCATCACACGGGCGGGAACAAGCACGACGCCGAGTTCGGTGTGGCGGCGATGTCGCACCTATTCGAGATGGGACTGATCCACCTCCCCCGCGCGTCGAACGAGGCCGTGAAGGCGCTCGTCACGCAGCTCGTGTCGTGGCAGCCGAGGCTCCCGAAGGGCGTCAAGACCGACACGGTGATGGCGCTGTGGTTCGCGGAGCTCCGCTGCCAGGAGCTGATCGCGTCCGCCGAGGGCGGCACGCACACGAGGTCGATCTTCCAGACCCGGTTCGACCGGGCATCGCAGCGGGCGGTGTCGTGGGACGAGTACGAGACCGACCAGGCCGCGACGGCGGCTGGTTCATGGTGGCGCTGAAGGAGACCCTGTGGCGAACGTGACCGAGATCGTGTCGCGGTTCACGCGCATGAAGGCACGGTACTCGGAGCGCGACACCCGCATGGCGCAGGTGCTCGCGGTTCGTGAGGGCCGGATGTCCGACATCGCCCCTGACATGTTCCCCGACACCGGCCCGTTCCAGGAGCCGATCACGGCGAACATGATCGACGTGGCGGCGCGCGACCTCGCTGAAATGATCGCCCCGCTGCCGGCGGTCAACTGCCACTCCTCCCACATGGTGAAGGACTCCGACCAGCGGCGGTCGGACGTGCGGACGAAGATCGTCCAGGGGTACATCAGCACGTCGGACCTTCAGACGCAGATGTTCACCGGGGCCGACTGGTATCTGACGTACGGCTTCCTCGTGTCCCGGGTGGACATCGACCGGGAGCGGAAGTCCCCGATCATCCGGCTGCTCGACCCGATGGGCTGCTACCCGGAGATCGACCGCTACGGGCGGGTCACGGCGCTGTTCCAGAAGATCCTCGTGGACCCCGACGACCTGTGCGAGCTGTACCCCGAGCACGCCGCGGCGGTTCGTGAGCACTTCAAGCTCCGCAACCGGACGATGCTCGAGGTGGTGTCGTACCACGACGCCAAGGTCGATCTCATGGTGGTGCCGGAGATCGAGAACCTCGTCCTGCTGAACGAGCGGAACCCGATCGGGAAGTGCCTCGTCCGCGTGGCACGCCGGCCGGGGCCGTCGGTTCGCGGGCAGTTCGATGATGTCCTGTTCGTCCAGCTCGCCAAGGCGCGCTTCGCGCTGCTGGCGATGGAGGCCGCGCACAAGGCGGTCCAGGCTCCGCTCGTCGTCCCGACCGACGTGGCGAACATGCCGCTCGGCCCGGACGCGGTGATCCGCACGAGCAACCCGGCGGGCGTGGGTCGTGTCCGGCTGGACGTTCCGCGTGAGGCGTTCGCGGAGCAGCAGAACCTCGACCAGGAGCTGCGTACCGGCACCCGCTACCCCGAGGTCCGCACCGGCAACACCGACTCGAGCGTGATCACCGGCCGTGGCGTTCAGGCGCTCATGGGCACGATGGACACGCAGGTCCGCACGGCGCAGGCGATCCTGTCCCGCTGGATGCGGGAGACCTTCAGCCTCGCGCTCGAGGTGGACGAGAAGGTGTGGCCGAACGAGCGCAAGACGCTCGAGGGCGTCGTCAACGGCACCCCGTTCCAGGTGCGCTACACCCCGCGGGTGGACATCAAGGGCGACACCTCGGTGGATGTCCAGTACGGCCTCATGGCCGGGCTCGACCCGAACCGTTGGCTCGTGTTCGGCCTTCAGGCCCGCGCCGAGAAGCTGATCTCCCGCGACTACCTCCGCCGGCAGATGCCTGCCGACCTCGACGCCGGGGACGAGGAGCGGAAGGTGGACATCGAGGACTACCGGGAGGCGCTCAAGCAGGCGCTCGCCGGGTACGCGCAGGCGATCCCGGTGCTCGCGCAGCAGGGCCAGGATCCCCGCGAGATCCTCGAGGTGCTCACCACGATCATCGCTGACCGGCAGAAGGGCACCCCGATCGAGGAGTCGATCGCGCACGCCTTCCAGCCCGCCGAGCCTCCCGCCCCCGAACCCGGAGCCGAAGGTGAGGGCGGGGACGGGAACCAGCCCCCGTACGGCCTCGGCCCCACCGGACTCCTCAAGGGTGTCGCCCCGGGGCAGGCCGGCATGGCGCCCGGCGGTCGGCCGGACCTTCAGATGATGCTCGCCGGGCTCGACGCCCGCGGGCAGGCGCAGATCAGCGCCGGAGTCTCCCGGCGCGTCGCGGTCTGACGATGCGGGGTGGGTTGTTGGCATCCCATCCTGACTCTGACTCAGGGCCACGCAGGTTCGATCCCTGCCCCCGCAGCCACGTTCGCACCCGCTCCCCCCTCCGTCCTAGTACGTCTCGGACGCGAGGAGGGGAGTGGCTGTGTATCTGGACCCCGAGGGTGAGTGCGTGCCCGCAGCGAAGCTGCGCTGGCAGCCGTTCGTCGGCATGGCCGCACATGCGACGGCCAACGTGCTCGAGTCCGTCTCGGGGCTGTGCCGTGCCGTGGCGACCGAGTTCTTCTCGGCAGCGAACCACGTAGAGGAGCAGGAGGACTTTCGGGTCCGTGCCGCCCTCGAGATCGAGGCACTCACCACAGACACCCCCCTCCTCGTTCCGGCCGGGGCTGAGGACGACGAGGACGAGTCCGACGAGGACGAGGACGACGACTGATGGCGAACGGTCACGGCGGCTACCGCCGCCCGGAGAACCCTGCCCCCGTGTCGGGGCCGGGCAAGTTCTCCCAGCGCACCGACGGTGGCCCCGGCGACACGCGGCAGCCCATCCGGTACGTGCCCGGCATGGAGTACGGCGGAGGGCAGGAGCTCATGGATCTTCAGTCGGGTGCCCCGATGGCCGCTGAAGGTGCTCCCCCGCGGCTCGCGTTCGACGCTCCCACCGAGCGCCCCGACGAGCCCGTGACCCACGGCGCCCCCGTCGGTGCCGGCGCCGGTCCCGAGGTGCTCGCTGTTGGGGCTCCCGAGGACGACAAGGTGGCCGCGATCCTGCGGGCCGCGTACGCCAACTACCCGTCGCCCCAGCTCTCTGCGCTGGTGGCGCAGCTCGACGCGGAAGGCCGCTGATGGCAGACGCACGCTCGTACCGCCCTGGTGGGACTGCCACGGAGGACGGGCGTACGCCGTCCGCTGCGGTCAACCCGGCGTTCATCGACCCCAAGACGTACGACGAGTACCTGATCGCGTCCCGCGCGGACGCGCTCTCCCCCACCGACCCGGCCCGCAACCCGGCGTATCTGGCCTCGCTGGCTGCCGCGCACCCGGGTGCCACCCCGGACGCTGTGGTTGCTGCCGCATCTGCCGGACTTGCGCCGGGCAGCGCCGAAGCCACGGCGCTCGCCGGGCTCACGCAGTCGCAGAAGGCGGAGCAGATCGCGCAGTCGATCGCGCAGGAGCAGAAGCGCCGCTGGCAGGAGATCAACGACGGACCCGTGGGGTTCCTGAAGTCGCTGTCCCGCACGGCCACAAACGCGCTCGAGGCGCCGTTCCAGATCGAAATGAACGCCGTCAACTACGCGGCGGCCAAGTCGCAGGGGCTCGAGCAGCCGGACGGCATCGGCATCGCGCAGGTGTTCACCAACACCGACGTTGGCTGGCAGGTCACGAACCTTCAGGACGGCAACGAGGGGTTCGAGCAGGGCGACGGCTGGTTCACCGACCCCACGTCGTCCGGCGCGATGGCGAAGCAGGGCATGGATGTAGACCTCGCGGGCGGGCTGTCGGCCACGATGGGTCAGCGTCTCGCCGATGTCACGCCGATGCCCAAGGGCAGCACCGGCTACTCGATGTTCTCGGGCACCGTGGACGCCCTGTCTCGCGTGTTCGACCCGTCGATGTACGTGGGCACGGGTGAGGTGAAGGCGCTGGTCCGTGGCGCGCAGGGCGCCACCGCCGCGAAGGCTGCCGACCTCGTGAAGGTCGGCTCGGCTGCGGCGCACGCCGACGACGCGATCGCCCCTGCCGTGAAGGCAACCTCTGCCGCGTTCGACTCGGCGCAGGCTGCGAACGAGGCGGCGAAGCGCGTGTCCCGCCTCGAGGAGGCGATCGCTGAGGCGCAGGCCCAGCACCAGGCCAACGTCGTGCCGAAGATCGCCGAGGTCCGGGCCGCTGCGGTCGCGGCCGGCGTGGATGCGGACACCGCCGTGGCAAACGCGATGGGTCGCCTGTCGGAGCAGTCCCTCGAGTCGTGGCGTCAGCAGCTCCTCGACGCGTCCGCGGCGAAGAAGCAGGTCGAGCACGAGCTCGCGGACACGTACCGTGCCGCGTCCGAGCAGGAGGCCACGGCCCGCGGGCTCAAGGACACGATGCTCGGTGAGGGCCACGTCCTGCCGGAGGCGCCCGCGGCGCCCGGCGAGCTCCCGCCTGGGTACACGTTCGGTGAGTCCCGCATCGTCAACGTCGAACCGCCCAAGCCTGGTGAGGCGTGGGACATCAGCGACCCCGCCCGCCCGTGGGACGGCGGCAAGCTGAACGAGGTGGCCGAGCCCACCCTGTCGTCGGTGCCGCTCCTCGAGCGCACCGTCTACGACTCCGCCGGCAACAAGGTCGGCGTCCACTACACGGACCCGGAGACCGGGTTCACCGAGCACATCGGCCGCGACCCCGCCCACAAGGGCAAGGGCATCGGTGAGGCGCTGTGGTTCCAGGGCGAGCGTGAGGCCGACGAGGGCCGGTTCGTCCGCCCGCAGCACGCGGACGAGGGCGACCTGTCGGACGAGGGGCGCGCGTTCCGCGACCGGATCGAGAAGTCCCGTGCCCAGCGGGACGGCCGGGTAGACGAGTCCGCTGTCGAGGAGTACGCGCAGCAGCGCCACGCCGCCGACCTTCAGGCGTGGGAGGAGCAGTACGGCCCCGCCGACGCGGCGATCCGCGCCATGCTCACCAACCCGTTCGACCGTGCCATGTACGAGAAGCACGGGCTGATCCCGCTGTCCGTGATCCGCAACGAGATCAGGTCCGGCCTCGACAAGGCCGGTGCCGAGCGCATCAGCGCGCTGATCACCGAGGGCTCCACCGACGCCGACTCGCTGCGCTCCGCCTCGCGCACCGTCGAGGATTGGGAGTCCGGCGCGCAGTACGCGCCGAAGTCCGACTCGCCGCGGAAGGCGAATCCCCCGAAGCCGCCGAAGGTCGCGGACCCGGACAACCCGACCGCGGCCGAGCGGGAGGCGCTCACCAAGTACGAGCTCGACCTCGAGAAGTGGAAGAAGCGCCGCGGTCCCCGCACCGAGCCGGGTGGCCGCAAGTTCGTCCGCGTCCCGTGGAAGCGCACGAAGGCGGAGCTGGCGGACGCGCTCGAGTCGCACAAGCAGGCTGCCCTCGAGGAGGCGCAGGTCGACGTGCTCGCGCGCCAGCAGGAGGCGCTCGACTCGTACATGCCGCCCGCCGTCGTGTCTGCGACCGGCGGTGCGGAGGACGCGGCGAAGGTGGTGGCCGGGCTCGAGAAGGTGGCGCCCGACCTCGCCAAGGAGTTCGGCGTGCCCGCGGGCGTGTTCCGTGGTGCCGGTGAGACGCCGGGCCAGGTGATCGACTCGGTGGCGAAGAACCTTCAGGACGCTGGCGTGGCCGTGGACACGCAGGCGCAGATCCTCTACTCGCTGAACGACGACCTCCTCGAGAAGGCGAACGTCGTCGTGGACGGGCACCCGCTCATGGCGCCGGCCGGTCGCGGCCGGGCCGTGGCCGAGCAGCACGCTGCCATGATGGCGGCGGGCGACCATGCCGCGTTCGCCGCTGAGGCGATGGCCCCGCACCTCGACTCCATGACGGCGCTCGCTGACGATGCGAAGCAGGCGATCCGCGACCTGGACGACGCGCGCGTCAACCGGCTCGGTGAGAAGGCTGACCGCCTGTCGGCGAAGGCTGACTCGGTGGAGGCCGCGAAGCTGAAGGCCCACGCTGCACGGCTGGCGTCACTCGAGCGGCGCCGGCAGGAGGTGCTGGCTGAGGTCACGGCGCACGAGGCTGCGCGTGACGAGAACCTCGCGCTCGTGAACCTGCTGTCCTCGGAGGCTGCGCGGAAGGCTGGCGTCGCGGCGCCGACCGGCGACCCGGCCGATCACATCAACTTCCTGAAGGATCTCGCGGGCCTCCGCAAGACGGCGGACGGCACGGACGTGGCCGACCTCGACCGGGGCATGAAGTTCCTGATCGGGACGGACGCGGAGCCGCTGTACCGTGCGGTCGCTGCGATCGACAACCCGGCGACCATCCACACGCTGACGCGCGGCAAGCTCCCGGCGCGCATGACGACCGAGCTCGCGGACGCCAAGACGATCGAGGACGTGCGCGGCGTGTTCGTGAAGTACGCCGGCCGCGGCATGGTGGACGAGACCACCGGGCGCCTGATGGGTCTGCGGGTGATGGGGCGTGCCGCGATGGGCGGCATCGACCCGGACAAGGCGCTCACCCGGTACGAGAAGGCGTTCGCGTCCGCCCCGAAGGCGGTCGAGTGGTCGTACGCCGCTGCCCGCCGGAACGTCCCGTGGAGCAACTCGCGCCACATCGAGGACGTGGAGGGCATGACGAACCTGACCTCCGACTCGATCAACTACATGCTGAAGCTGTGGCGCCCGACCTCGAAGGCTGAGGCTCGCGCGTTCCACGACCAGTGGGTCAACACGATGCTCCGCACCAACACGGCGGAGGAGCGTCGGACCGTGTGGTACGGGATGCTCGACGCGCTCTCGGAGCGCGCCGCGGTCCAGCAGGGGCTGACGCCTGAGCAGACTGAGGCGTTCATGGGTGCGCTGAAGGCGTCCCGTGCCCGGCAGCGGAGCCTCACGACCTACACGGCTGAGGCTCGCGCGGCGAACGGTGGCACCCCGCTGACGCTGAACGGGCAGTCGATCCCGAAGGACATCGCCACCCTCGAGGCTGAGATGTCCACGCGTGTGATGTCCCCGGACTGGCGCGAAATGCGCCGCGCCCTGAAGTCGGCGAAGTCGCTCGAGCGTGCCAGCCAGGGGAACCCGGAGCTGCGGCAGGCGATGCTCGAGGCGCAGGACGCCGTGCTGGACAAGTTCTGGCGCACCTCGGTGCTCGCGTTCCGCGGCGGCTACGTGCTCCGCAACATGGCGGACATCCAGGCGCGCATGTTCCTGTCGGGTCACCCGTCGGTGTTCACCAGCCCGCACGGGCTCGTGGCGCTGGCGCTGTCGCACCGCCTCGACCCGCAGTCCGCTGTCGGCCGGATGATCCGTCGCGCGGAGCGCGCAGACTCCGACATCGACGGGTCCGTGTTCTCCCGCCTCGAGGGCGAGGACGGCGACCTGTTCGAGGCCATCGACGGCTTCCGCCGCGTGCAGGCCCGCGACGTGTCGCTCCTCGACCCCGGCTCCCCGAGCCGTGCCATGCGCCTCGGCGAGGTGCCGGTCGGCCCCGACCACCCGCTGTTCTTCCGCGGCTGGGGCAACGAGCTCGGGCTCATGTGGTCGTCGCCGATGGCGTCCGACGTGCTGCGTGTCCTGTCGGGTTCGCCCTCCAAGGCGCTGAAGCGGCACATGAGTCAGACCGGGATCACCGACACGCGCGAGGCGCTGGTCGATTACCTGTGGGACGGCGCCGGCAAGGCGCGCGTGGACCGGCTGAAGGAGCTGTCCGCCACCCTCGGGGACCGCATCAAGACCCGCGGCGACCTCGAGGCGTACCTGTTCGGCGACGAGGCTGTGTCGCTGGCGTCCCGGTGGCGCCGGCTCACCCTCGACCTCGACCCGGCGATCGTGAAGCACACCCTCACGGGTGGCGTGCTGGACGAGGTGCCGGACGGGCTCGGCGTGAAGGCGGCGCAGACGTTCCTCGAGCGCCGCGACGCGACCGCGAAGCTGCTGAAGGACACGGCGAAGGACCGGGTGGCTGACCCGGCGTTCCCGGTGCAGCAGGTCCGCACCCCCGTGTGGGCTGACCGTCAGGCCAAGAACGCGTTCGGCCAGCGGGTCGAGGCTGCGACCGACGCCTTCTTCACCTTCTCGAGCCACATCGAGAAGGATCTCGGCTACCTGCCCGAGTTCCGGTACGCGAAGTGGGACAAGGCCGCGCAGCTCGCGTCCGCCCTGTCGCCCGAGGATGCCGCGTCGCTGGTGTCCAACGCCGAGAAGGTGCTCGGCGGGATCCCCGGGTCGTGGGCGAAGAACACCCTGGCCGAGCTGCGCCGGCAGGCGGGCAAGGCGACGGGCGACGGCGAGTTCACCCTCGCCGACCTCAAGCACGTCACCGACGAGCACGGCGTGAACACGGTCAAGACGCTGTTCTACGACGCACAGAAGCGCAACGCTGTCGGCCACGCGCTCCGCCTCGCGTCCCCGTTCGCGCAGGCGTGGGGCAACTCGCTCCGCACGTGGGGTCGCCTCGCGGCCGAGAACACGAAGCAGGTCTACAAGGCGCAGCTCCTCTACACCGCCGGCCAGGGGCCGGGCACCGCGTGGTTCACGGATGACCCGTCGAACCCGGACGACGCGATGTTCTACTCGGACCCCAAGACCAGGCAGCAGATGGTGGGCATCCCGGTCGCTGGCAGCGTGCTCGCGGCCATCGGGTCGCTCGTGTCGGTGGCGCACGGTGGTGAGGCGATCGACCCGTCCACCACGTCGGCTGCGTCGCCGCTCTCGAGCTTCAACCTGCTGTTCCAGAACGGGATGCTCCCGGGCGTCGGCCCGGCCATCAGCATCCCGGCGTCGGCGCTCGACGGCTCCGACACCTACCAGGCTGCGGTGCCGGACTGGATGAAGCGGGCGCTCGTGCCCTACACGAACGTGGATCCCGACCGGGATCCGGGCGTTCTCGAGGCCACCCTGCCGGGCTGGTTCGGCACGGTCGCGGCCGGTGTCGGGGTGCCCGGGTTCTCCGAGCGGGTCACGAAGTACGTGAAGCCTGCGATGGCGCAGCTCTTCTCGAAGCACCCGGAGCGTTACCTCAACGAGCAGGGGTTCATGGACAACGCCGGGCAGGCCCGGCTGCTGAAAGACGCCAACGCGCTCGCGCACGGCATCACGTTCGGCAAGGGTCTGCTTCAGAACATGAGCGCCGGGTCGCTTCAGCCTGACCTGCTGGTGAAGTCCAGCAACGGGGACAACCTGTCGCAGACGGTGCTGACGAAGGAGTACGGCGACCTCGTGCGCCAGACCGGCTCGAGGGATGCGGCGCTCGGGCAGATGCTCGACAAGTACGGGGTGGACCCGCTGCTCACGATGCTGCCCAACCGGGAGTTCGGCTACACGCCGTCCGATGGGGCGTACCAGTTCGTGAAGGCGAACCCGGAGGTCGCGGATCAGCACGGCGCGGTGCTGTCGCTGTTCCTGCCGGCTGGCGGGTACTCGGCCTACATGGACCGCTGGGCTCGGAAGCGGGGCACCAACCCTGCGCTCACGCCTGACCAGGCGATCGACTACTCGAACGGGCTGCTCTACAACGCGCAGCAGGGCGCGCTGGACCGCAAGCTCGTGACGAAGGAGATCACGCAGGATCAGTACGACGCGCAGACCGCGACGCTGAAGGCTGCCTACAAGGAGGCGCCGCAGGCTGCGACCGTGAACAACTCGCGGGACGTGGCCGTGCGGGAGGTCCGCGATGCGCTCGGGGAGCCGTCGCTGGCTAATACAGAAGCGGGACACGCTGCCGCCGTCTACATGGCGCTGCGTGACCAGGCGATCGCGCAGTCCGGTGGTGGGGCGCTGGGCGGCAAGGGTGACCTGCCGCTGCGTGCGTGGCTGCGCGAGCAGGGCAACGAGCTCGTGGCGCAATACCCCGAGTTCTCGGTCATGTGGACTCAGGTGTTCCGTGGAGAGGTGAAGGACTGATGGCGAACCTGACGCCGGAGCAGACTGCTCGGCTCACGGACGCGTACGAGGCGTACAAGGCCAAGGCCGAATCCCCTCACTACGAGGGCCGGGGCAACTTCAGCCGGCAGCAGGCGATGCCGCTCGCCGAGTGGGCCAACACCCCGGAGGCGCTGGCGATCCTCGGGGGGAACCAGTCGGGGCCGGGCGTCAACCCGGCCACCGTCACGGGCAACAAGGCACAGCAGGAGGCGGCATCCCGTGCCGCCACCATGCCGACCGCGGGCGTCGCGGGTGGTGCGATCGGGCTCGAGAAGGCGCCGCAGGGCTACACGCCGTGGCTCACCACGACCGAGGGTGGCGTGGCGCAGGGCAAGGCGACGTACTACCAGCAGGGCTCCGAATACACGGAGTGGCAGGACAAGGGCGAGCAGGAGCGCATCCAGTGGAAGCAGGCTCTGTGGTACGCCGGCTTCTACGGCAAGTCCCGCCCCGTCCTCAACGGTGACGTGTCCCCGGAGGACATCCAGGCGCTCAACGGCGCGATGGGGATGGCGAACCTCAACGGCAAGTCGTGGCAGGACGCGATCGCCCCGCGGGTCACGCTCGGCGAGAAGCAGGGCGGGGCGTACGACCCGGCAGCCAGCGGCCAGCAGGCCGCGTCCGGCACGTTCGACCAGGCGGTCACGAAGCTGCGCGAGTTCGCCAAGAACAACGGCATCAACCTGACCGAGGACTTCGTGGGCAAGAACGCGAAGGCCATCGCCGAGGGCGGTGTCTCGTGGGACGAGCTCACGGGCAACCTGCGGGACAAGTACGTGGCCCCGTCCTACCCGGGCTTCGCGGACTCGATCCGCGCCGGCCAGGACGTGAAGGATCTGGCGGCGCCGTACGTCGCCACGATGGCGAAGGTGCTCGAGATCCCCGAGGGCTCGATCGACCTTCAGGACAAGACGGTCGCCCGTGCGCTTCAGGCCGTGGACGACAAGGGCGCACCGGCCACGGTGCCGATGTGGCAGTTCGAGCAGGAGCTGAAGAAGGACTCGCGCTGGCAGAACACGCAGAACGCGTGGGACGAGGTAGGCCAGCAGGCGTACAAGATCATGGGCATGTTCGGGCTTCAGGGCTGAGGGGCAGACGATGAAGGCGACTGAGGCCGGGCACGACGCCGGGTACTACGACTACCGCAAGGACGAGCGCGCGAGCGCGCCGCAGGCGTACTCGACCAACCCGTGGGGCAACCTCGGTGGGCCGACGCAGGTGCAGGCCGCGGGCGCGACCTACCAGGGCGTGACGAAGGCGAAGGCTCCGTCGGACCCGATGGTCGCCGCCAAGGCGGGCGGCTCTGTCTACGATTGGGTGCGCGAGCAGTTCGCTGCGTACGGCATCCCCGACGTGGGCAAGGCGGCGCTCGAGGCGATCGCCTCCTCGCACAACGAGATCGAGGCCGCGCAGAAGATCCGGCAGTCCGATGTCTACAAGCAGCGGTTCGCCGGCAACGAGGCCCGCATCAAGGCGGGCAAGCCGCCCCTCGGCGAGGGCGAGTACCTGGCGACGGAGAACAGCTACCGGCAGTCGATGCGCGCCGCGGGTCTGCCGAAGGGGTTCTACGACCAGCCGAACGACCTGGCGAAGTTCATCGCCGGGGACGTGTCGGTGGCTGAGGTGGCGCAGCGCGCTAAGACGGCGATGGATCTCGTGAACACGAAGGATCCTGAGACGCTGAAGGCGTTCAAGGACTTCTACGGCGTGGACAAGGGCCACCTCGCGGCCTACTACCTCGACTCGAACCGTGCCATGCCGCTGCTCGAGAAGGCGGCGGAGGCGGCGAAGATCGGCGCCGAGGCGATCCGCAACGGCATCGCCACGTCGGGCAAGTTCGCCGAGTCCCTCGTGGACAAGGGTGTGACGCAGGGTCAGGCCCGTCAGGCGTACGACGACACGGCGGTAGACCGCAGCACGCTGGCGAAGCTGGCGTCGATCGACAACACCAAGGTCGGGCTGAACGACGTGGTGGAGGCGAAGCTCGGGCTCGACTCCGGGATGGAGTCGAAGCTCCGGCAGATGTCGGGTCGTGAGCGGTCCCGGTTCGGTGGCCGGTCGGGTGGCACGGCGGCGCTCGGCACGTCCACGTCGGGCTCGTTCTGATGCCGTACGAGCCGGTGCCCTGTACGACCCCGGGCTGTCCCGGGGACGGGCGCTACTCGGCGCCCGGGCGGGGGCACTCCGCAGACTGCCAGTACCCGCG